TGGCCTGTACACTTTGGATGGATCAACGCTCTAGCACAATACAGTTTATTTACAGTTACTCCTTGTAGCACACCCTTGAGTAGTAGGAGATAGCAGGGGCAAGGGTAATATCGTTGGCAGCAGCGACGATATGAAAAGAATGATCAATGATGTCAGCAACAGAACCACCGTTTGTTGCGTTAAAGTGGACTTCAACAGGTTGCTTGAAGACCACATTCATTTTCCAACTACGAAGAAGAGCTCCTTGAATAACATCGCCAGTAGTAGGGGACCCACTTGTGTTGGGGTCAAAAAAGGATATTCTTTTTTCCTTCAAGACCTTGAAGCGACCAAAATTATTTGGATTTTGGAATGGAACGGGAAGATGTTTCTTTTGAAGTTTGGAATAATGGTGACAGGTTGGAACTTGGGATGATTTATATTCCTGTCGAATTACGTAAAAAAGGACTTGCTAAAAAGTTAATGGAGAAATTGATTCAATATGCAGATAGTAAAAATCTTCCTATATATTTAACTCCTACAAATGAATATGGAAGTAATTTACAAAGACTTGTTCAATTTTATAAAAAATTTGGGTTTGTTAAAAATTTAGACAAGTCGAAAACAAAACACTTAATGGTGAGGATGCCAATGTAAAAGAAAAAGCCTTTCTAAAAATTAATTTAGAAAGGCTTTTTTACATTGTTTTGTAATTCAAAATCAATTATAATGTGTTGTATAAGACATTCGTAAGGGAGAAGAATTTTAATGGCTTATTTCATTGGAAAATGAATTTGTAAAAATAACATGTTGTTTGAAAATGTTGTGAATAGACAATGTTAAATTCAAAAGCTAAAACAAAGACCTTCTCTAACTACAAAGGCAAAGGTAAATTCAAAAACTTGTTGTAATAGGGTTTTTAAATTTGTTAGAGAAGCGGGTGGTGGCATGAAGCCCATTTTGTCTTTTGAATATATTATGTATAATATAAGTTTTTAAATTATATAACAACATTTTCAAACATAAATGATGAAAACATACACTTGAAGTTTATTTTTCAACAACCATGTTAATATCTTATTTATTATTTTCAAACATTGGGTTTTTTACATAAAGCATAAATTTAAGAGCATCGTTGGCAGATAAATAAACTTCACTTGCACCAATTATTTTTTTAGGTTTTTCACTTGTTTCATTTACCAAATGAAAATATCCCAAACCCGCTTTAGCATTATATGTCACCAAATCCATTCCCGAAGTGTTTCCACTATCTGTTGGTAGAACAACACCCGAAATTCCAGCTACTAATTCTTTTGATTGATTTTTAAAAACCCTTTCTGCACCCTTTTCAGATTGTTCAAATACCAATTTCCCACCTAATCGTATTTCATTGGTGTAACCAATTGGAGAACCACTTTTATAACCTTTAGCATTAGGTTTGTATAAACCAACTAAACCGTTTCTACCTTGATTTCTATTAGTAAAATTAGTATGTATCCAAACATTGTCACCTAAAATATCATCAGCATTAATATAATTTTCGTTTGGTTTTAAGTCTTCACGATACATTTCATTCAAACATTCCTTAATTGTTTTTCGTATTAACTTTCTTAACTGTTCCATAAAAATGAATATTTTTATATAAATATCTTTTAACACTATTTTAAATAATTTTCTATGTTTCTATAAATCTCATCCCAATAACTTGTTCCCTGTGGAGACTTGTACCAATCAAAAGCATAATCTAATGCTTGTTGCACATCGTTTACAAAATTAATATCGTCATCTTCTGTAAAATAATCATCATCATAATTCTCGATAGCTTGTTCTGCATAAGGAGATTTTAACTTAGATAGGTGAATAACAAAATGTTTACGAGTTTTGAAAGTAAGATTTACAGAATCCCATTCCTCAAAAATTGATTCCAACGACTTGTCAGAATCAATTTTTGACATAGAATATTTTACAAAATCTATTACTTGTTCTTTTGTGTACATAATGAAAGTATTAATATTTGAATACAAAGGTAAAAATAATAATTTATAATTTCAAACAATTTTTAATTTATTTTAAATAATTTTCTATGTTTATATAAATCTCATCCCAATAACTCGCTCCCTGTGGAGACCTGTCCCAATCAAACGCATAATTTACAGCTTGTTGTACATCATATACAAAATTAATGTTAACATCTTCTGTAAACTTGACATCATAATTTGCAATAGCCTGTTCTACATATGGAGATTGTAATTTAGATAAATGTTTTAAAAAGACATCTTTTTTTACATCGCACTCATGTAACTTGTCCGAATCATCGTTATATAATTTTATACAAACATCATAAAATTGTCTTTCGTCACAAATTTTGTAGGCTTTATCATTTACTTTGACCACCATTCTGTTTTTACCAAAATCATTGTCAAAAGTGAACCATGAGAACCATTGATTTTTATCACCCAAAGCTGTTTCAACAATCCTTATATAATCTTCTATAAAAACGTTTCCAAATTCACAAACACTTGTTGAAGATGGTGAAATGACTTTTAAGACATCGTTTAATTTGTCTTGTTCTTTTATAAAATTTTGTAAAGAAATACTTGCTTCAAAAAAATCTTTATATTCCATTTTATTTTAAAGTGTCTCCTATTGAATAATTTTGTAATGAGTAAAAAGACATTGCGGTCAACTCACATTTAGAAAACGTTGTAATTTTATAGCCTTGTTTGTATTTCTCTACGTCTTGAACTATATAAGGACAATCTGAACATGAACTTAACAAAATTAACATTAATAAGTATTTCATAGTTATTTAGTTATTTTTAGATATTTTATAATTATCTAATCATTTATAGATGATTCATTAAATTTAAAATTAAATCGGAAGGAATATTATATTCTTCTTTAATATCTGAAATTTTATTTATTAAAAGTTCTATTTTACTTATTCCTTTATTTAAAGTTGAATATGTATCTTTTAATTGTATTATACTTTCTTCAATTAAACTTTCTGTTAAAATTAAATCATTATTTTCTATATCTTCATGATAAATATCTTCTGAATCATATGTTCCTTTAATAAAAAATTGAGCATAAGTATAATCTAAATCTGTTTCTAATTTTTCAAATTGGATAAAACTTTGTAAATCTCCTAAAAATAATTCAAAAAAATCTTCATTAAGATTATATTTAATTTTATATTGTTTTAATAAATTACAAGTAATATCTATTACAGTTAAATTTTCCATATAATAAATTAATTGTTCATATTTCAAAAAATATTAAATAACAGTCTGTGTTTCCTGTAAAGACTTATTAATCGGTGTTGGTTGAATCCATTGGTTAGAAGAATTGTAGTAACCGTTTTGATTTTCATTATCGAAAACAGATTTTCTAAATTCTGTATTACGAACTAAACCAAGTGCTAATGACTTTGCAAAATCCGATTTGTCCTTTTCATTTTCAAATTTTTGTTGAAGTATTTCTAAATCTAAATCATGTTGCTTTTTATTTAATAAAACCTCTCTTTCATCTAATTTAGAATTTCTATCATTTAATAATTCATAGTTATTTATTCTAATTAAATGTTTTTTAACAGAGTCTTCCAATTGAGAAATTGTATTTTTCAATTGGACAACTAAGTTAGCATCTCTTTCTGCTTGTTCTAAACGAACTTTAAGAACATCGCCAACTTGTTGTGGTAAATTCTTTTTGATAATTTCTTGAATTTCTAAGTCTGTATTCATTTTATTTTAGTGTTTTAATATTTGAAAAATTTGTAATGATAACGAAGCAAAGTTATAAATTATTTTTGATATATGCAACATATTTTAAAAATTTATTTTTTTAATTGCGTCTATATCGGTGTTATGCACAAGTTTAAGAAACAGCACTGACTTGTTTAATATCTAATGGGATATAACTTAATTTCGATTTGGTTGATACTTCAAACCCACCTTCATCACAAACAATACCATCATATCCAAAATCTTCTCCGTTTCTTTTTGATACTCTTAAAAATAACCATAGCCAATCTGATGTAATAAAATGTACATATTCTCCTTTTTTAATTTCTTTAAAACGGTGAATTTCCATTTTAAACTTTCCTTTTGCATAAGGTATAAATTTATTATTGTATATCTTAACAGCACTTTCATCAATACTTGTGTCAAATAATTTATTGAATACAACATCATAAGTAAATATTTTAGAACCATATTCTTTAGCATAATTTTTATCTTTAGTAAAAAATATTGGTTTTGTATTAGATGTTAAATCTAATGGTCTTTCTGCACCATGAAACCAAATATCTTTACTCGCAAACGAATACTCCAATAGTATTTTCCCATTCTGAATAGATTGTTTAACTTCGCCACCATTGGCTTTAATTTTAGCAATGTAGATATTTGCTACTTCTTTACTTTCGTGTAATCTTTTGTATGTTTTCATATATTATTTATTTAAAATTTTCGTAATAAAACCTGTGCATAACACGTTGTATATGTCAGTTTTGCCAATTGGCTTTTGTGCTTTGAATTGAAGTATGTGAGTGGCAAAACCGAACACATACAACCATACGTTATGCGATATGCTAAGAAGCGTACCGTATTTCAAATTTGTATTTAGTTTTAGTTTCCTTGACTTTTACCCAAAATGACTTCCAATGATTATCAATTTCTATATTGATAGCATTTTTATGACACTCTAAAGCATACAAAGTATCAGTCAAGTCGAACATATCTTTTTCATATTCAAACTTATCCCTGCTGATTTGATATTGCTTTATATATTCAGTAACGACTTTTAATAGAATATTGTAATCTATTAAATGAAAATGTTTTATTTCTATTGATTTATTCATATTTATTTATATTTACGTTAATAAAAGCATAATCGCATAACAAGGTTTTTATGAAAGAAAGGCTTTTATGAATATTTTCAACATTTGGATTTCTAATAGACTTTTGTGCTGAAACAACCATTTGTACTTCTAATTCCGCAACTAAATATAGCTGCGAAAAGTTGGCAGTAACCTTATGCGACAATGAACAAGTCATCCATAGTTCGTAAACTTTCAGAACCATCATATTCTTCAACTTGAAATGCCGTGCCAACAGGTAGCCAATGAATTTGTAAATCAGAAGCCCCGCCACAATAAACATCTTTAATTCCTAAATTTTCTTTTATCCAATCATTGTCAATTTGTTTAGCTTTTCCTTGCTCAACCATTTCAACTAATTTAGGGTGAAATAAAAGTGCTTCATTATTGTTACTCCAAGAGTAAAAACCTGCACCAAATCCATGTGAGATAAGCACGGCAACTTTTCCATCTCTAATTACTTTTTCCATTTTTGATTGCTAATATTTTTTTGTTACTTTTGTATATGCAAATATAATATTTTCTATGAAATTGTTATTATGTTATTACACCTCACAATAAACATCTTTATAAAAATATCTTATTCCTTGACTATGCCATCCACCACCTTCACATATTTTACATTTTTCCCACTTTAATTTAATACCAATTTCTTTTAATATTTGTTCCAATCCTTTTTGATGAATAACGTAGATGTAATCAAAATGAATTAATTTTTCTTCATTCCTAATAGTTTGGCTCAACATATATGGATGCTCATTTCCGTTAACATCTACAATTATAGAATTGTTGGTTGAATTTATTTTTCTTTTTCCATTTTTAATTGGGAATTGATTTAATTTAGTGATGTACTTTTGATTTAATTCAATATTAAAATCATTAGCTATTATTTTACAAAATTGATAATATGTAACTTCCATGATTAAAAAATGTTTTAAAACATGTCCCCAACAGAAATATTAGAGACATGTTAAATATTAATCAATTGAATTAACATCTTGTAACAACTTATCAACAGTTGGTTGTAAATTACTTGGGATTTTAATTTTCAAAGCAGAAATTCTTTTTGATTCAATTTCCAAATCTTTGTTAAATTCAAGAGTTTCAAGAGACAACTTATTATTATACTCTTTTACTAACTCATCATATTCTTGACGAAGATTTTTATTAATCAATTCATCCTTAATCAAATATTCGGAATTCAATTTGAAAATCTCTATATTATTAGAAGCTACTAAATTCTTCACCTTAGCCTTGTAATAATTTACCTTCTGTTCATATTCTCTATGAACATTAGCCAAACTTTCATGTAAATCAATTAAATCCTTTTCACTATGATTAGGAGTTGATGTAACAGGAATTTTTTCATCCTTTTTCAATTCAACCAAAGACAATTCCAAATCATTGTTATAAGTCTTTCTCAAATTGTCTAACACACCACCCTTGTGAAAATATTGACCAATGTGAGAAGCATATGTTTCAGCTTCTAAATATTCACAATACTCCTTTTCAGAAAGTTGTTCCCATGCCCATTTTTCATCAACTTCTTTAATGAGAACACTTTTAACATACTTTGGCATAGTTGGATGAACCAATTCTGTTTCAAAAGACTTTCGTCTCACATTTTCTAACAAAGCATCTTTGTGTTTAATAGCTTCCATTAAATACGCTTGTAAAGAATGGTAGGAAGACTTGTCTTGCAATAATTGTAAAACATTTATTGGAAGAGGTTTTCCAATTTGCTTCAAATGTGTCTCATCTAAATACTTGAAAGATTTAGAAACATTATTAACATTTGTCAATAAGCTATCAATATACTTTGCACGTTGATTACAAATGTTAGAAATTGATTGGGATTTAGACATTGACAATCCCGAAGTAGAAAGAAACTTTTCCATAGTCGATTTAATTTTCTGTTACAAATGTAAGAAATCTTTTTATAAATTGCAAATTAATTTAATGTTATTTATTAAATTTATTAAATATTTGAATTATTTCACCTATTAAAAGATATAGTAAAATAAGAGGTTTGAATATTGTCATAAATAATAATGTTTTAAAACGTATCGTAGGAAGTTTATAACTCCAAATTAAATTGGTGAACATTCCTACAAGTAAATAAATTAGAATGAAATTTCCCATAGTTTATTGCTCCATTGTTTGAACATCTTCTTCAAGAGACTTTTGCTCCTTTAAAAGAAAGTTTGGTGATTTTAATTTAAAAATTTCATTTGTTTTAACATGTCTTATACAAATACCTTCATCCACTTTACAGTCTGAATATGACTTGTTTAAATAAGTGGTTGAAAGATATTTTAATAAATCATCACCATTTGTTGGATGTTGGATTTCTTCATATTCTTCACAATAGTTGATTTCATACTTGTTGCAATAGTTTTTGACTTCGTTCCAACCGAATTCGTAAACACATCCATCAACGTTTGTTGAAGTTATTCTATAAACATGGATGGCATATTCTTTACCATATGTGTAATCACTTCCTTGAATACCTTCTCCCGTAATTTCGAAATATAATGTAATTCCTTTTTCACATTTACTTTTTAATGTGTTATAAGCCCTTTTCCAAATGTCTTCTTTGTAAAAAGATTGGTTTGATGTTTTCCACTCATGGGTTGAATTTTCCAACCCTTTTGGAATATTTGATTTTGGTTTACCACTGCTCCAAATATATCCATATTCTGTTTTAGGAATATTTACACCAATTTTTGAAAGAACTTTTTCAAAGAAATTTAATTTTTTAAATGTTAAAACATTCGAAATAATTCCACTGCTATTATGTACTAATACATCTCCTGCAAAAAAGTTATGAGTTTCGGTTTCTATATCATATTTTGTACTATAAGAATAGTTATATAACTTTTCTATATTTACTATTTCTGAATCCTGTATGTATTGTGTCATTTTAGAATCTTCTACAACAGGTGGGTTAAAATAACCTCTATGATAAATGGGTAATTTATACTGCATACATTCGGGTATTAGGTGTCTAATATCATTGAATAAAATTTCTGCATCTTCATAATTTAATCTTAATCTATTATATCCACTCGTATCATTATATATAATAAAATTTTTAAAGCCATAATTATATAAGGAAGTTCTAATATTTTCACATGATTGTTCGTCATAAGCACATATAGCAAAACAAGCCCTATCCTTTTGAGAATCGCGATGTGATAAACTACCATCATCCATATACCAAAATGCTAATATTATAGGATTTAATTCAAGGGGTGGAATTTGCTTTTTACCATTTATAATCCATTTTGAAAATAATTTGTTTAAATTATAATTATGAATAGTTCTACTTCTAACCATTTTTGTACCATATCCCGATGTTCTATAATCTTTAACTTGTGTACAAAAATTACCTAAACATTTATTGATATAATCAATATACTCTTCATGGTCAACTTTATGACCATATGTAACAGCATATTTATTAGCATTATGAATATCTAAGCTACCATCACCAATCATTTTGCCTATCAATAAATTTTCTTTAAATCCGCTTAATTCATATTCTTGATAGTTAGCTAATATTTTATCACCCACTCGACAATTTTCAGCACTTTTATACTCACCATCTACAAATATTTGATGATTACCTGTTACAATTAATTGCTTCTTTTTCTTACCAACACCGTTTACAAATTGATTTTTTGTAAACTTATACCACATATCAGTTTTACCATTTATAAAAGTATTTAAAACTTTAGTTGGAACAGGTGTATTTAATTTATGGTCATACCCAAGTACAAAATCACCAATTTTTATATCCTTTATCTTTTTTATTGACCCATCTGACATTGTTATATCATGCTTAGATGGAAGGCAACCGTGTAATTTTCTTGTAACAATCATTCTATCACCAACTTCAAACTTATGTAAATGTTTTGCGAAATGAGATGTTTCACTGTGAAATCTAAATTGTTTTTCAACAATTAAATCTGTCAACTTTTCCTTTCTATTATTAGAAATATTGGTTGTATTTTTTGAATGTATATTTTCGGGAACAAAATACTTCTCACATAATGAAAAATCATCAATGTCTGTAAATTCATCCCCAACTTTTAAACTGCTAATATCTCCTACAAAATTTGATAAACAACTTATAGGAAGTAATAGTCCATCACTAACAATTCCTCTTAACTTAACAGCCTTTAATAAAAGTTTTTTAGCACTAATGTAACCACTTCTCCCATCCTTGTTTAATGTAGCATCTGTTAATAAATTGTTCCATTTACAAAAATCTTCATTAAGTTTTGTTCCCGAAACAAAATATAGCATTACATCACCTTCTTTAATAGAAGAATCAATAATAATGTCATTGTTGTAAATAACAGTTCTTTTTATCCTGTCAGCACCTTCTATTGGATAAATCTGTCCAATTTTTACAACACTACATGGATAATTTTTTGAATTTTCTTTAATTGTTAATTTCATAAACTTTGTTAATTATTATTTATTATTTATTTCCAAATTAAATATTTTTTAAAAATTACTACTCGAAAGTCTCCAAACTTTCCAAGAACATAAAGTTGTTCTTTTCCAATATCAAAATATTCTCCGATGTTAACATTTGAAATTGTTTCAAATTGCATTCCAAAATGAAATATAGAACAGTATAATGAATTAATTAAATATTTTAAAATTTTCATAGAATTTATTTTTTGAATAATTTATTTGTTTTTATTATTATATTTTTAACACTTTTTTGATTTAATTTAGTTCCAATATTTTTAAAAGGAATGTTAAATTTATTTAAAGCAATTTCTTCCACCATACCTTCATCAGAAAATGTAGAAGAAAATATAGAATTTAAAACATTATTATCCTTTATAAATTTTATTCCAATTTTTTCTCCGAATGGAACATAGAAATAATTTTTATTATTTGAAAAAGAATTTTTCAAATATGTTCCATTATCATCTGTAAAAAATGTTATAAAATATTTTTTTGAAAAGAACTTTGGAAGCCATTTGTTTTTAAAACATATTCCTTCTAAAATTCCTTTTATATTTGATTGAGGTGCTTCTAATAAAAATGTCCACTCTAAAAGAAAAGAATCTTTAGAAATATTTTCTAAAGGTTCTTTTTGACTTTTTTTATTTTTCTGTATTGTTATCCGATTGAAGTTTTGCATTGTCTTTATTTTTTTCTTGAACTACACCATCTACTATATCATAATATTTGTACTTACCATCAATTGTGTTACCAACATTAACAAAATCAAATCCTTCCAAAATTGCTATTTTTTGTTCTCCAAAATCGTTGTAAGCAGCATAATAACAAACTTGACCAACTATTTCTGTAAATAAAGCGGGGATTGCATCTTTAGTTGCTAATTTAGCATGTCTATTAAATGCACCTATCTCACCTCTTACAGATGTAACTTCACCACCTTCTTCCTTTCCAAATGAATGATTTCCACCAATGTGTACAATAACATCGTGAACAGTTCTAAAAATAATATTATCAATAACATTGAAATAAGGATGGTCAGAAAAATCTGCTGTTATGTATATTGTTTTATTATTTTTATTATAATAATCTTTCATTTGCTCTGCGGAATCATAACTAATACCTTTATCTTGAACAGTGTAGGTATGATTGAACAATGTAAATTTTTTACCAATATATTTAGATTCTGTTGAAAAATATATTACATTGGTTTTAGCAATGAGATTCTTAAATAGTTTTAAGTTACTATTTTTTAACGCTTCCCATGATTTTGAATCATTATTATCAAAAGCAGGTAATAATTCATACGCTTTTGAACAATTTTTAGCAAAAGGAATGTAACCACCTTTTAATGTTAATTTTTCTAAAAATTGATTTTCTAAAATAGAAGTTAATTTCATCTTTGTAATAAATATGGTATTTTTTCTTTAAAACGATATTCTAATTCTTTTCTGTACAAAGATATGTAAACCTTTTGTAAATTTTGGTCAGAATTATTATTTTTTGAAATGTAATTAATTGTATTTAAAATCCATTCATTAGACATTTCGCAAAGTGGAACAAATTTAAAATCTTCATTACCATCTTTTCCATATGTTCCTCTCAACATTACTTGTCTAACAATTTCAAAATCATCTGTTGAATAAATAGAACAATTTATCGGTGATGTTTTTTCAAAAGATATTTTACAATAATCATTTCCACCATCTAAACAATAACGTTCTCCATTAACTTTATCAACATGACAAATATAATCATGTCTATGTTTGGAATGAAGTATAGTCCCATCGGGAGTTTGTATTCGATTTGCAATAAGTATTTTTTCCATAAAATTATTTTTTAATATTATTAATCAAAATTATCAAAGCACCATATAGGGGTTTTCTCACCCATATAACTTCCATTAACATTAAAATTGAAATGTTCTATCGCATCCTCTTCTGACATGTCTCTACGAAGTATTTCTATACATTTTGTAACAGAGTATATCAACCGCATTTGAGTTTCATCAACACCGATAATAGCTTCATCAAAACCATCTACTTTTAAGAATGACTCATCTTCATAATATTCTAATATGTTTTCTAACATGTTTTATAAAATTTGCTATTTTAAATTAATTTTTCAATAGTTTTCCACAAGGTTTTCCACCTAAAAATGTATAATCTCGGAACAAAAATTTATAGAATTCAATGTAATTACCTATTACAACTTTGTATTCATCTTGATAAGTAATTACACCTTTGAGAGATTTATCCTTACTAATTACAATCTCACCTAATAAATCATCTTCAAATGTAAAATGTACATATTCTTCTTCTAAAGGCAAATTTACTATTTCGGGAATTGGATTTTGAGATAAAGTAATTGTTTCATCAATGAACTTTCTACCATCTGCTGTAAAAGTAATTTCAATATCATTAAATTCTACTAAAATAGGATAACCATCATCTTCACTATGATTTATATCCTTCACAACTCCTTCACCATATTCAGAAGTATATACTGTTTGACCTAATTTAAAGTATTTCATTTTATTATTTGTTATAAATTGTTATTAAAAATTAATTTTCTAAAAGAGAAATAGAATTAGTACACTTTGGACAACTGTACCATTCTTTATTACGTTTATCAAAAACTTTATTAGTTTTATTGCAACATTCGTAACTGTTTATCATTCCAACATTTGGTTTTATCTGCTCTTGTAATAAACAAATTAAACTTTCATCAAGATTGTAACAATATCTATGCTTTTGTGTTCTTGGCAACCAAACACCTTTTACATCTTTGGTTTGACCTCTTGGATTTATTTTTCCATCTGCTGTGTAAAAGTCTGTTTTCTTATCTGTTAATCCATAATATTTGAAATTACACACTTGGTAAATTGAACCAACATGTCTTGAATCATCTGCCAAAGTTATAACAGCTTTTACTTGTTTTGATTTTAATAATCTTAACGAATTTCCAAGTAAATAACTTGTTGCATTTGTACCATTTAATTTTGGTAACATACAAAGCCTACTTAATTCTAATACATCTTGATTATCATTTTCAAACCCAAACCAACTTTTCAATGCTACTATACCTTGCGGATTTGAATATGTAGCACATCCAACCAAAGTGTCTTCAATAAAAATTCCATAACAATATTTGGTAAAGAATTTAGCATCTTTTAAATAATGATGTTGTGATATAAAGTTATATGCAACAGCTTTATCAATTTCGGATAATGTAAAAATACTTTTTGCTTTTATTTCTCTATTTTTAAATGCTTCTATTTTAGATTCGTACATTTTATAGTCTTTATTAGTTTTTGATTAATATAACGATTCACTATTAGGTGAATTATAAGAAATATAATTTTCAACAGCATCGAAATTAATCATATCTTTAAACGGATTTGTTTCATCTAATATAATCGTTGCATTAGCGAGTTGAAGTTGTTGAACATGTATAATGTGAAACAATAATCTAATAGCTTCATGTTTGTCAAGTTTATCGACTGATAAAATAGCTTGGTGTTTTTGTTCACATTTATGAATGTCATCACATTGAACACTTACGTGGTCAATACTCATAATATCATTTGCAATTTTTTGAAGTGTTTCTTTTTTTGACATTTTTTTTAGTTGTTTGTTTTATGTAACAAAAATAAGGAGAATATTTCTATTCTCCAAACCTTTTACAAAATATTTTATAATTAATTTTAATTAATAACCAACTACGGGCAAATCTTGAATACCATTTTTGTATTTAGTGTTGGGATTGGCTTTTTGAGCAATTAATTGTAGAATTCTTGCATCAACTCTTGTTAATCCTTGCATTTTTTTTGGCAATATCACTTCATATCGGTCGAGATTCATATCATACTTTGCGGAAGCTCTGTTTATTTTTCTAGTTTCATTATCAAATGTTCCTTCTATATTTATATTAAGTTCACCCGCATCGTTTGAAATTGATGTAATTTCGGATTGCATCAACGGTTTTCCAATAAATTTACTAAAAAAGGTATTTGCCATCCTATCCCTTCTTTCAGGTTGTCCCATCACCATAGATTTAGTAGATGCTCGTTTAAATAAGTCAGAACTTATTTCGTTTATACTATTTTTAACAGTTTCTTTTAATAATTTAACAAATTGAGATTTTTTCATATATTTTTATAATAAATATTAACTTCTATATTTTTGGAAAATTTTTTTAATATTGTTAACTCCAAATTCAATATTTAACTTATCATTATCATTTACAAATCCTTCATTATCATTTTTTCCAATAGAAAGGTAAAAAATTTCAAATTTTATTTTTCTATCCACTAAACCTTTTGAAACTAAATAATGAACTTCCGAATATTTTATACCTTCTGTTAAATAAATCTTTTTTAACAAGCAATCGGGTATTTCATCAACATTTATTTTAACACTACCATGTGTGACAATATCTCTTAATAAATTGGCATAATGACCATCAATTAAAACATTATTATATCTTTCGACTAAATTATGACCATCTTCTTCCGAAAGTGCTTGATGAATTGCTTTTACATAAAATTCACCACCTGCCATTGGTAATCCACCACCATTACTACCCCTAAATAACATCACTCTCGTTGCAGAAGTAGTTTCAAGTATTTTATCCATTTGAGAATAAATGTTTGAAATATCATCAAAACCATCAACAATATTTAAAGACTTTTCTGCATACTGTTTCAACTTTCGTTTTTCAACAATGTATTTGAACACTTCTATTGATAGACCACCACCTAAAAATGTTAACGCACTATCTAAAATATTTTGAAAACTATTTCCTAACTCCATTCACCAATCTTATATATTATAATTAAAACTTCTCAATAATAAATAACAATATATAGAAGAATTTAAGAATTTATAATGTTTAAAATTTCTTTTTTTAATTTTTCTTCTTTTTTAAAATCTATATTTAACAATGACCATTTTAAGTAGTCTTTTGGAATGTCCTTTAATGGAGTATATTGATATTTTCCAAATTTAAACACCTGTTGTTTTTTACCATTTATTTTTTCAACCGTTGGTTTGAATATCATTTGTTTTGTGACATGTCTGTCATCATCGAGTCTAATACCTGTTAAAAGCCTATCTCCCGAAAACATTCCCCATCCATAACCTTCTACATTTTCAAAATTTAATTCTTCAACTTTACCAAACTTTTTAACTATTCCAACAAGGTCAATAACAGTTCCAACAACATCATATAAACGAGTTATTCTACCAATCATTTGATAATACTTTGCTAATGAGTTAGTAGGTCTTGATAAGATAATAGTGTCGAGAGATGGAAAATCAAAACCTGTTGTCAAAACCTCCATGTTAAAAACTACTGATATATTTCCTAATTTAAAGTTTTCAATAACATAATCTCTTTCTTCTTTTGGCATATCTCCATACACCGCTGCTGAATTTGGTGTTATTTTAGCAAGTTCTTTACAAAAATTAACACTTGGTAAAAATACCAATATGGATTTTTTACCATTTTTTAAACACACTTCAATACATTTTAAAATGTCTTCTTGAATTTTATTTTGAATATACCAATTCAACATACTCTTTTCTGTATATTCACTACCATTTGTATTTAATTTTAAAAATGAGTTTTTTCTATCAAAACATTTGTATTCAATTTTTTTCCAAAAACCATTATTAACCATTTCCGATATTGGAATATGATATAAAACGTCTGTGAATAGCTTTGGAAGGTTTCTTGTAATAAAATTTAATTGTGAATAATTGTCACCAAAACTACCATATGTTCTTAGGATAATTGGTGATGCCGTAAAACCTATTACGTGTGTAGCACCTAATGTATTTACAACCTTTCGTAACATACCATCTTTCTTAGAATCATCATCACTTTTTTTCCAAGAATATAAATGACATTCATCAATTATTATCTTTTTAATACCTGCTTCAATAAATTCATCTAATTTATTAATTATACTACCTATTGTGGCAAATGTAATATGACCAATTTGTTTAGATTTTTTAGAAGCAGAATAAATTTTAGCTTCAACACCTAACGAAATTAATTTGTTATAGTTTTGTTCCAATAATTCAGAACTTGGTTGTAATATTAATACTTTATCATCAGATTTTTCAATAGACCAAGCTATTAATAACGATTTACCTGCTGCAACAGGTGCTATTACTAAAGATGGATTTTGCTTCTTTTTTGTAGAAAGATATTTTACAATACTATTTACACATTCTTCTTGATAAACTCTTTTAGTTATTTCCATAGAAATCTAAATTTTATATTCTATTTTAGAAATATTACAATTTAACATCCATTTACATTTATATGCAGTATTTGGTGACAATCCACAATAAGGGTCTGTCCAAACAAAGTGTTTTAATTTTTGTTCATCTGAAAAGTCACTATCATCATCTACAATAATATAATTTGTAACATTTGGATGTTCAGAGAGCCATACTAAAACTTCTTTACCACGTTCTGTATTTAAAACAGGTGTTGCATCAATAACTTCTCCCGTAAAACCTTTCTTTTTTAAAAGTGTTTCTAAATATTGATAATCACCATTAACCTTTCGCCAAGTTGAGGAGATTACAATTTTACAACCTGTTTCTTCAACAACATCATTTAAAAGTTTAACAGCTTTTTTATCAATCATTGATAAAAGCCATTTTTCGTGGTCGTGAGCATCTGTGAGCCAATGATATAGCTTCGGTATTCCAAAAAATTTGAAAACCTTAAAATTTAATTTATTTTTCAAACGATATTTAAAAAATAATTCCGAATTTAAAACGCCATCAAAATCTAAAAATAATACTTTCATTTAACATCTTGATTTAATGAATTTGGATAATATAATAATGCTGTACCATGTTTATGTACAACAACCATTATTTAATTTCTTTCACAAAGGTAAACCTTTTAAAATTCATTTGCAAATATATCTTCAATTATTTATTCATAAAAAGCTAAATTGTCACTTTCTAAATCATAAACATCAAATCCTTTCATCAACAAATATTTAAAAATTAATTTTTCAACACTTGAATGAAGCCTAAAAAAATCTTTTCCAATAAGGGATGAAATAGTTTCTGTATCAAAAGAAATTTTTAAATAGTCAATATGTGAACTGCCTTTTAATAATGCTCCATTAAATTCTGCTTCTTGTGAAGTTCTTTCAATAGTCCATTTAACAGAATTATCAAAAATATTTGCAATAAATAGCATTTCCTCATCTGTTAATGATTCAAAAGGTCTTAAACTAAATTGCATTGTTGGAAGAATTGGACAATCAAAATTAAAAGTACCATTATAAAGAAGCAATCTACCTTCATCTCGTCTATCAATACCTAATATTGTACCAAAATAAATTTTATTTATGTAAATATCTTGTCCAATATGAAATTGACAATCGTAATATGTTAAAGTTCTCATAAATTATTTTTTAAAAATTAAAAAAAATAAAAATTGTTGACAATCAAAACGTCATCAACAATCCGTTACTCTAAACAACTAAAAATTATAAAAAATGTATTTTATTAATCAAATAACATTTTCTTTTCTAAAAGAGTTCCTAATGAACTCTCGTTCAAATTTTTGTATAAAGACTTTGCTCTATCCAAAATTTCGGGAATACCTCTATTTTCAAGGGTGTCGTATGAATTGAGGTGTTTGTAATAATTGTCAGGGGTGCTTTTAAGAAATGAAATAGCTTCTTGCAATTCATCAATACTTGTAAATTTTTCCATAATGAGTTTAAATTAATTTTTTATTGGTAACAAATTCATAAGGGTCGTAATCCTTTTTAGTTTCTTTTTGTAAATCCTTTTGCCTATTTTTTATTTTTAATAATTCTTTTTCAAAATCATCCATATCAATTTCCATATTAGATACTATCATTTTTCCATTTGGAAGTTGATTTGACATATTAGATGTTGCTGTGTCATAAAATTCATCGTCTTCTGAAAGTTTGTAATTGGGATGTTTTAAAAAATGACAATTATAACAAATGAATTCTAAATTTTCTAACTTACCATTTAACTTCTTTTTGTCTTTATAAATAAGTTTCAATGGAACTTTATAATCAATTTCTCTCTGTGTTTCAAATCCACATGTCTCACACACTTGTTTTTTATAACCACCTGTAATTAAAAAGAATTTTAATTGGTCATTTGGAAGTTGATTTCTTTTATTCCCCTCCAACACTAATTTTAAATCAAACTTTTTTAATTTTTTTAATTTTCTAACAATAGGTGTATATTTTACTCTAATATTACCTTTGTTTTTCTTTTGTTTAATTAATTCATAAAAATTTAATTCTGTTTCATAATCCTTATGTAATGAAGCAAATTTTTTGAATCTTGTTGCTGTCATTCCCAAAGATAAACGGGCTTCTTTTAATGTTGTAACCCTTTCAGAAACACTAATTAAGTCATCTATTGTGATAAAATCGTTGTAAAATCTTTTATTCATTATCAAAACTTAATTGATAAATCTATTTGATTAAAAAATTTCATATATAATTCTGTTAAATGATTATCATAATATTTTCTTTTCCAAAAAGGTTTAGTTTTATGTTCAATAAAATCATTTATTAAAACTCCCAAATCAGCCCTATATTCTTCTTCATTAATTGTCACAGTTTGATTCATTCCAATTATATCATATGTTACAGGAATTTTTTTACCTGTTTTAAATTTTTCAATTTCCTTATACATATTTTATATATGGTTATATCTTAGAAACAATAACATTTCTAAAATAGTTCAAAAGTAATAAAAGTTTATTATTTTATGATGGTGGAGAACCTTTTTTTAATATCTTTTCAACAGCCGTTATACCTAATCCACCCAATGCTAACATTATCAAACCATCGAAAATAAATTCTTGGACAGATTTTCCTGTAAATAAATTTACAAAAGCAATTATTTCAATTGTTAAAACAGCTAATAATGCCACAATTCGTTTAGACGAGACACTTTCGTTTTCCGAAATAAGAGATTTTAAAAATTTATAAACAGCGGTTTCGGAAAATTTCATTTTGAACATTGATTTTTAAATAAATATTCAAAATGAAATTTAATTTTATTTATGTAATTGCCACTTTGGATGTAATAATGAAATAATTGGAGTAAAATCTTTATCAAAAGGTTTTCTTGGATATAAATGTAAACCCTCTGTTCTACCAATAGCTTCAATAACAAAATATAGAGATGTTGAAACACTATGTATCTCTTTAGCTTGTTCTAAAACAGAACACCAATCTATTAATGTAAATCCTTTTATATATTCTAAAGGAACTATCCTACAATCGACATTGGGATTTATATTAGTAGAATATTTTAAACTTGGGTTTCCGAAGTTATTGTTCACAAAAATAAAGTCATCACCTTTTTTAATATTTAGTTTTTGTAATAATTCTTCTTCTTTTTTATAATTTCTTTTTAAAGAAATATTTCTCCAAATTTCTAAAGGAGCATTTACTAAATTATATTTAGTTTCCATACAATCTCTACCTTCAACAATATGAACAGAATGTTCAAAATTGATTGCAAGATATGTCTCAAAAGGATAACTCATATCGGATTCCTTTATAAAAGTAACCTTATCAAATTCTAAATAGTCTTTTACCCAATAAAATACATCTTTTATTTTCCAATATACTTCTTCAACGTTATCATCCTTTTCCATTTCTTTGACTAATGGTGATAAAAATAAAATATCCCCTAATCCAAAAGCCTGATTTACAAATATTCTCATACGGTTTTCTTGTTGATTTTTATGTAGTACGTTGGACAACCATCTTTTGTTAAGTGGGAAATTTCAAAATTATGTTTTAAACAAAATTCGTCCACTGCTCGAACAACTCCCTCAAACCCATTATTTGTATAATCATGTCCCATGATAACACCACCATCCTTAACGACTCTATATGATAGTTCTAAATCTCTTTTAACATATTCGTATGAGTGATTGGCATCAATATAAACATAATCAAAATAATCATCTTCGAATTTTAATAAAACTTCGCTAATATTTTTTATTAAAAAAACATTTTTATTTGGCTCATATAATGGTAATAAAACATTATTGTAATAATCGGTTAAATTAATATTTTCCATATTTAACCCATCTTTATTACCCGAACCTGTGAAACCATCAAATGGGTCAATCAAATATAGTTTACTTGGTTGACATCTTTCTAATATTTGTTTAGAAAAATCTCCTTTAAAAACACCTATTTCTACAAATATTTTATTTTTATCTAATAAATCTAAAATATCTGTTCTTGTATCAAAAATTTTCATAATATATTTCTTTTATTTGTTCAATTAATGTTTTTTTATAGTCTGTTGATGGAATTCCATATGTAAAATGGAAATTTTTAACATCGTATTTATTAATTATATTTTTTAAATACATTCCATAAAATCTTGGAAGATGTAAAAAATTATATTCAAATGGTATTAAATTTACATCTTTATTTTGAAAAACTATTTCATCGTTTACATAATATTGTTCCCAAGAACCATACCAACCTAAAGAATGTTTATCATAAACTTTCTCAATAAATTCACTTTCACATTTTGGAATACCCATGAATCCACAATTATATTTAAAATTTTGGTTGAAATATGTTCTATCAAATATTGTTCCACTATCATAAGTCATATTTAATTTAGATTTATCAAATATTATATTCAAATCGTATTCAAAATTAACAGGAATCATATCTAAATCCCATGTTACAATAAAATCATCATCAAATAATTTATGAACGTGGCATTTCCACCAACTTGGGTGAACATTATTATAATTAAATTTATTCTCTTCTAAAACAATAAATTCAATGTCTTTTTTATTGAAATATTTTGTTAATAATTCAACACTAACTTTTTTATAAGGAATTTCTCCATTCGCTATTGTTACAACTTTCATAAATCAAAATCCAATTTTATTTTTAACAACCTTTTCTACCATTCCAATTTTATCATCTACATTGAAAATTTCAGCTAATGTCATTGGTGAGGAAGTTCTATATTCAACATCATTATTTTCAAAAATTTTATTACATTTATCAATGGCAAGTTCTTTAAATTCATATTTTGCAATCAATCTACCCTTTCTCAAAAGTGCTTCATCAAGATTTTTTAAATCTGTGTTAAACGTTGCAATAATTTGAATGTTAAGACCATCTGCTAAAATTCCATCTGTTAAATTTAAAATATTTGAAACAGCCTGTGCATAGCCATTTGAAATATCTCTTTTCATCAAAATTGTTTCTGCATCTTCTAAAACGAGAATTGAATTTTTATGCTCCATAATAAATTCCGTGAAATCGGGATTTACAATAACATTTGACATATAAGAAGGAATGAAAATAAATTTTTTATCTTTAATAACCTTTGTCAAATGCTTTATTAAATTCGATTTACCACTTCCCATTATTCCATGTAATAAAACAAGTCCTTTAGAATGTTCTTGTGAAAGTTTTGATACTATTTTTTCAAAAATTGGTTGAAAATCGTCATTATAATAGTTTTCAACATCAATTTTCTGTTCTGATAGTTCTAATTTAATGGTAGAAAGCCCTGCTTTAGAAGATTTTATCAAAAAAACTTTATTAAGTTCTTCTGCAACTTCATAATAAAAATATTTTTCTATCGTTGGTAAAATAGTTTCAACATCTTCGAAATTTGTATAATAGCAATTAGAACGTAAAGAATCCCAATCACCATACTCATTTGGTGAAATTGTAATTAACATTTCTAAATGAGGATGTTTATAAATAAATTCTCCATGATATTTTTTATAATCTTGTGAATAGTTAGGGTTATGTTCCTTTGTGTATATTCTTTTCCAATTATTTTTTACAAAAAATTCTAAAAAATTTAATTGAAATCTTCCTAAAATAAAATTATTCGGAAACGTTTCAAAGTATTTGTAAAATATGGTGTTACTAATAGTGTCAGAATTATTATCAAGTCTTTTTACTATTTCTAAATCTATCATAAAATTCGAGTCTTTTTAAAATTATTATTTATTACAAAAAACACTAAACCCCCAATATAAATCTCTCTGTGAACAAAAAATATTTTTAAACCCCATGTATTCTAAACATTCTACTATATTTTTTGGATGAAATAAATGAATATGCTTTTTATTTGATTCGGGTCTATGATATGATTGGTCGGGGTGAGGAAGGGCTAAAAATAATGTTCCATCGTCACTTAACTTACTTTTGAAATATTCCAAAACTTCAATATAATTTGGAATATGTTCTAAACAATTTGAAGAATAAATAAAATCTAAATTCTCACACCAAGATGGAAAATTTGTCGCAGAATAACCATTTAAAACAGGGTCAATAGGGAATGTATATGTGTCATTCGATGTTTGACTACTAAATTTTCCAACACTTAAATTATATTCAACGTATTCTTCGTCTAATTCTCGTTGGAATTTATTATTAAACATCCAATCAATTCTGTTACAACCAACATCAACTCCAAAGCCTTTACAAACTTCTAAAGCAAATGGTTCATAAAATCTTGTGGCATTACCGTTTGAGGTGTATTTTGGATATACATTCTCTCCATGTTGGATTGTTTCAATTTTCATTTATGTTATTAATTCTGTTATAAAAATATTTTGAAGTCACTTCGAATGTAGATTCGATAGTATTTAATGATAACCAAGTTATATTGTTAATAACTTTAAAAAAATCAAAATAGTTCCGAATTTTATTTCCATCTTCATCTTCAAAAAGTTCTTTATTAAGCATAAAATCTATCACTTTATAAAGGTCATTCCAATTTGAATTTGGATTAAAAGAATTTTTTGGAAGAACGTTTGAATATGCGTTTCCGTAAAATAAAGGATTAATTTTTAAAATATAATAATGGGGTTTTTCTAAAAATTCTTTCAAAACGAAATAACCCTCATTACCGATTTGAAAGGGTTTTTGATTTAATTCGGAATTATGTCGAATATATTCATAACCCATTTCATTCAAAAACATTTTTTTTATTTCAAATGTTGATAATTCTCCAAAAGGTTTCATAAGATTTTAAACTTGATTTATATTATTGTAAAAATTATTTTGAAACTCCTGTTTTTTAATATCTTTTATATGCCAAAGGAAAAAATCATTAGGGAGTGTTGATAATCTTGTATATCCGTATAATTTTTCATGTACTTTATTCAACCATTTAATATTTCCATTGTTTTTGAAAATTCTCATTTGTGGGTCGGGAAAATTTATATAATCATTTTCATCAATTCTCCAACCCCATTTTTCAATATGTTCTTTGGTAATACCTTCTACAACATTTCTTCTTGGAACATTAAAACAATCCACTTCATCATTTTCTTCCAAAATATATTCCAAATATTCTAAAATATTTTCAGAAGGAATTTCATCTGCATCAATTTGGAAAATATAATCTCCATTAGAAATATTTAACAATTTGTTTTTAAAATATGAAAAATCTTTGTTTAATGAAGCTCTATAAACAATTATTTTTGAATTTTCTGAAAGATACTCTAAATAATCTTCCGTTTCAACGTTTGATTTTGACATGTCATGTAAAATAATTATTTCATGTCTTGTTTCAATGTTATGGTCAAGTAGTTTATTCAAAAGAGTTTTTAATTCTTTTAGTTCATCGCAAACAGTGATTGCATACGTAATTTTCATGTGACGATAATTTTAGTTTGAATTTTGTAAGGGGGTGGAGCGGGTGGTTCAAGGCTACCACTTGGTCTTGGTGAACCACCTCCTCCAATAAATCCTAAAATATAACTTTTAAAATAATCGTAAACATAATCATACTCCCTATATTTCAATAATTGGTCATATAAAGAAAGTTTGAATTGAGAAAGTTGAATACTATCAATATAAAATATAAAATATTCTCCACTAATTACAGAATTAACAGATGACCCTTTTATAGCACGTAATTCATTGGTTAACGCTGTTAAAAATTCAGAATAAGTCGGATTCATTTGAATCTAAAAATTTTATAAGCTCCGTATAAAACGAATAATACAATACTCTTATTAATGTCACCTGTTACAAAAAGTTCAAAAAGTGTAATTACACCCAACCATGTAACCATGTTAAACTTAATTAATTCTAAAAATTCTTTAAATAGTTTCATCGTTCAAAAATTTTAATAGTTCATAAAAATTGTTTCTTTCAAATTCTTTTTTTGTTGATTGAATAGGCTTTTTGTTTTCATCAAATTCAATGTAAACATATTTTGCATCATCTTTAGAAGTTCCATCTAAAAACACTGTAAAATCTTTTGTATTCAAATAATATGGAAACCAATTCCCAATAGAAAAGTCCTTATAAAGTTTCGGATAAGTTTCTGTTTCTGTTCCTTCGGGAAGTTTTGTAAGCCCACAGTCAAAACATTGTGAAAAATTAATTGCTTTTGAATTATAACAATTATTCGATTTTCCACATGGGCAAATTGTTAATAAGTTTTCTTGTTCTTGCATAAAAGTTTTAAATATAACCCTTTGAAAATCCCAACATATAGATTAAAAGGGGGTTGTTAAAAGGGTTATAAAGGTTAAAAGTTTTTTAAAAAGGGAGATTTCTGATTTGAATATCTTTTTTCAAATATTCTTCAAATTTTGAAACAGAAATAAATAAAATTCCTAACATCAAATCTATTTTTGAATTACCATAATCATAAAGATTTGAAAATTCAAATTCTACTTTTCCACATGGTTGTTCAAACCCTTCTAAGAGAATTTCATGTTCATAATCATCAACTTCTTCTTCCAAAAATTCTACAACAAGTTTTCCATCTATTGTGTAAACTTTAATATCATTTTCTACAAGACCATTTGCTAAAATTTGAATTGCAATACCTGAATCTTCTTTCGTAATGTTAATTGAATCTATGTCAATGTCTTCACAACGAATTGTTACGTCCTGTGAAAAAAATTCATTTTCAAAGTTTACATTCCTTGTTGAAGTGGTTGTATATCCATAAGGATTTGCAAATTGCTCATTTGGAACTGTTTGCATAAAATAATTTTTCATATTTTTATAAATTTAATTTCATCTTTAAATATATAACCAAATAAATTTTAAAAAAGTTCATTTATTGATTTTTAAGAAAAAAAAATGTTTAAAAATTCTATTTTAAAGAAGTTTTAAACATTTTACAATCTAAACAGGTCTTTTTAACATTGTTTTATCAATAGATTTGAGACTTTGTATATTTTTGATACAATCCCTTATAAAAAATTTTAAAGGTCTTAAATCAAACGTTTATCTATTTAAAAGATTATTAATCGTAAAATCTTTTATTTCATTATCTACTTCCATCCCCAAAACATTTTTTATCCCATTTATTAAAACTTCTTCATCTTGAAGTTCTTGAACATTTGGTGCAAATTCCCAAACGAAATTTTTAAATTTGTAAACAGTCCGATTAAATTTTTCTCTACCGTTGTTGACAATGTATTTTTCAATATATTCTTTTGACATTATGACATCATCGTTTGCTAATAAATAATTTGGAACATATGAATTTTGAATGAGATTTTCAACAGTTATTTCTTTTGGAAGGTTTGAAATAAGGATTTTGTAAAGATTGTATTTTGTATTTTCTAAATTTTTTATTTTTTTACTATCATTAACCGTTGACCCAAGTTGTTGTAAATTCAAGTTTAATAGATTTTGTGAATGACTATAATCACCATCTATTTCAAAAAGTATATCATCACCAATTTTAATATCATATTCTTTCCCATTAAAATAAAATCCCGATTCACCTTTTAAAATATTACATACTTCAAGTTCTTTTTTTGAATGTTTGGAATAATACTTGTTTTTGAAATTTGGGGTATTGAAAAAATAATCAACCCCATATCTCTCTCGATTAGTACTTTTTATCTTTTCTTGAACTTCCTTGTTTTGAGCGGGGTGTTCATATCCAAATTTTTCTAAATTCTTTTTCTTAATTAAATCTGTTTGTGCAATGTTTTCATGCCCATATTTTTCTAAATTTGTTTTCTTAGATTTTTCTGAATTATTATATGATTCACTTCCGTATTTTTTCTTTTTAGTTTTCTTAACTTGGTTTTTAAATTTTTCTAATTTCATGGGGTATTGAACACCATATCTTTTTAGATTAGTTTCTTTTAATTTTTCTTTAACACTTTCTGATTGAAAAATATATTCAACACCATATTTTTCAAGATTTGTTTTCTTAGTTTTTTCAAGCTGTTCTTTTCCAAGTGCTGAACATGTGTTTCCAAACTTTTCTAAATTTGTTTCGGCAACTCTTTTTCTAAATTCTTTAGATTGTGATGCAAATTCTACTCCAAATTTTTCTAAGTTTGTTTTTTTAGCTTTTAATTTAATCTTTTTAGACTGTGATGCAAACTCCACTCCATATTTTTTAAGATTAGTTTCTTTAGACTTTAACTTACAATTTTCACTTTGGAATGTACTTTCAACCCCAAACTTTTCTAAATTTGTTTGTTTTCTTTTTTCTAAAATCTCTTTTTTATGCTCTTCATCATAATTAAATGGAATATAACAACCAATGACACAATTGAAAAAATAGTTTTTAGATTTTGTACCATGAAAGTTCACTTCTTTTCCACATCCACATTTACACGTTGGATGAACACCATTAAAAAATATTTCTATAATATATTCTTTATACGTTAAATTATGCTCTTTTAATATATGGTTTTTTCTATCTGACCATTGTTTAAATTCATATCCACAAAATTTACATTTTTTTAAAAATTCTTCCATATATTTTTATATTATTATTTTTCATAGTTAACAAATATAATATAAAATAAGTTTATCAATTATCTTTTCAAATTTAAAAATTTAGAAATAGATGTTTTTAATTTGTTCATAAACGATGGACTATCAGAATTTATACCAAATTTATCTTTAACCAATTGTTTTATTTTTTGAAGTGTAAAATTATCACTTTCTCCTGTTGTGTAAAAATCTGAAATTGAAATATCAATTGAACTTAATCTACTATCGTTTGGATTGAACAATGGTCTGTTTTTTCTTTGAGCCATTGGTCTAATTTTTGTCTCTGTCATTTTATCCAAACGGTACATTCTCCACTGTGGTTTGTTTTGAGAATATGAAAATCCGTAAACATGCCAAGCCACCAAAACTTTATTTCCCGACATTCTGTGGTTGCCAATTAGGAACGGTTCTATTATACGTTGGTGGTATCCATAAATTGTTGAAATATTAGCTGCTTGTTCAATTGCTTTCTTACAAATTGCCAAATTCGTGCCAACATCTCCCCTTGCACTTGGGTATTCATTTAAAATTTGAACTAACGATAAACTTTCTTCTTTTTGCATTTTATAATTTTTTTGACATTTGTGTTTTAGAATCAACTCTAAAGATGCCTTTTTAACAATGTTTTACAATTAATTTCGAGACTTTATATATTTCTAAGGTGATTGCCTTATAAAAAATTTTAAAGGGCTTAAATCAAACGTTTTATAATTATTGTTCTATAACTAAACTTTTAGTTTGAGCGTGAATTAACTTTTTCTGTAATTTTTAAAAAATTTAGCCCCTCGTGCGTTTTCTCCTGCCTTTTTAAAATTTTAAAATTTCACAACCTTTGTCTGAAAGACATCAACGTTTGTGATTTTTACTCTTTTAAATTTTTATACCTGTCCATTTTAATCTTTTTACCTTTTCACCCTGTTAAATTCCTGAAATGTACTTTGATATAAATATTTTACAGATAAAAAGACTTTTAAATAATAGCTGAATAGTGGTTTTATATGTAAATTGTACTTTTCTTATATAAAATATAATTAGTTAAATAGTTAAATTTTCCCTATATATGTATATCAAGAGTATAATGTCTATCTTTGATTTTTTAAAAGTTATTTTTTAAAGAAGTATTTAAAAATTAATAGTTAATCAAGATTTTATAGATAAAATTAATTAATAGATTAGTCTAATTTAATGATTAAATAAAGTTAAATATATTATTTAAAGAATAAATCTTTAAATAACTTTTTTCACCTTTTTTTACCCATCAAAATTTAACCATTCTTTTATTCAGTTTTTTTACCTGTCAAACCCTTTATTCAATTATTTACTTTTTTAAACAATTCTTTTAACCAATAACTTTTAACAAAGTCTTTTAAATAATAACTTCCTATACGTGGGCGAGAGCGTGTGTACATGTACACGTACACACATACACACGAGAAAATTTTAAAAATTACATTTCACACTTCTCTTTCAAATCAAAACGTCCAAAATTTACATTGTTTTATCATTAATTTAAAGACTTTATATAATTTTAAGGCAATCACCTTACCCACATAAAAATAATTGAAAATTAACGTTGTTTTGGATTAATTTCAAAATGTCATTTAAAAAAATGAAATGGAACTTTTTGTTAAAATTATTTGTAAAATATGTAAACGGACTTATCAATAAAATTTTTACACATGGAAGACTATCCAAAATTTCAAAAAATACCTATAACGGAGGAATATCTGCAAGAAAGATTCAGAAAATCTTATGGGCATATTTACAAAAAACCAAGTGGTGTAATCTTTTCAACAATTGAACACAGTATCAGTGAGTGTGGTTATCCAAAGAAAAAACATTATTACTTTGGAGATGGGTGGAAAATACATTTAAGAAATGGTTGGGATGAAAATTTGAAGAAAGAATTTGAAGAAAAGTTACTTGAATTAGCAAAAAATTACAGTGATATTAATCAAATTGAACAAAAAGATTCTTTGGTGTATGTTGCAAATGAAAAGTTAAGAGCGGTAAATGTTAATAAGGGAATTGAACGAAGGTATAATAGTGCCACTCGTATAAGGAGGTCTAAAAAAAGAAAAGTTGAAATTGCATCTTTTAAATTTAAAAATAAAATAAATCATGCTACAAAAAGACTTTTAAACAAACCTTCTCCCAATTTTTACGGGGAATATTTTAAAAATTCTTCCGATGAGATTAAAATTATATTATCCGATGATACACAGGTTTCTAAAGATAGTCAATACAAAGAAATGAGTTTAGAATTGTATGAACATTTTGTCAAACATAATTTATTAGAATTTGTAGAAGATAGGGATGCTTATAAAAAGTTTTATTTTTCACAGGAATATATGACAAACCCATCAAAATATATTAGAATTAATACAAAAAGAAATACAGAAACGATACAAGTTTCAAATTAATAATTAAAAATATTTATAAATATGAAAACAGATTTGATAAAAATGAATACCATAGAAATTTTGCACAAAACCCATAAAGAAATTTATGAGACAGGAACTTTAAAAAGAGATTTTGGAAAAACATTTTATTTTGCAAATATTTTAAAAGGTTATTTGGAAGTATTGGAAAATGAAAATATTTATGTAATTTTGGAAAACAAAAATTGTTTCAAAGAATTTGTTGACACATTTTTTAAATTGGACGAAGTTTCTCTTTTACAACCAAAATTTAAGAAAAACATTTCTAAAATTGATTTTAATAATAATTCTAATAAAGTGTTTTTTAAGGTTAGGAATGATAAATTTAAAGGACTTGATATTAAAAAAATTACACCTATTTGCGATTTAGATGATTTACCAAGATGGTTTTTCAAAGAATTAGATGTAAATACTGAAAGTGCTTTGAATAGATACCTTCCAACAAAAATACCAACACCATTTACGGAAACTTATTTACATAACCATTATTTTTAATGAAACTAAGATATTTAAACATTTACAAAGCACCGATAAAATCACATTTATTAAAAATTCAAAAACAACTTTCTGAAAGGGATGTCATATTTGACTTTAATTTTTTGGATGAAAACCCAATAGATGAATATTTTCACATAGAAGTTTCAAACAAAAAAATTTATAATTTTTTAAAAAGAAATTTATCCAAATTTAATTAAAAAATAATTTTTTTATATGCAGACCACAAAACCACAGAAAATAAACCTAATAGACAATCTAAGACAATACGATGCAAAAGTAATTTCAGCACAAAATTGTTTAAAATTATTATTAAATCATAAAGCAACACCAAAATTTAAAGATATAGTTTGGAAACTAATTTATTATTTTGAAAATCTTGAAGAATATGAAAAATGTAAATCGTTAAAAAACTTTTTAAAATTTAATGAGGAAACATTTGGTGAATAAAAATTTACAATTACCTTTGTGACAGGATTTTAATAAAACAAATAAATTTTATGATATTAGCAGACAAATATTTTAAAGAAACATTACAAAAACTTTGGCTTTATGGCGAAAAGGATGTAAATCCAAGACCAAAATATAAGGATGGTGTTGATGCACATTCATATTTTATTTCACCAATTTTTGAAACATATGATTTGGGAGAAGGTGAGTTTCCAATTATAACTTTAAGAAATACGGCTATTAAAATGGGAATCAAAGAAATATTTTGGATATTTCAAAAGCAATCAAATTCCTTAGAAGAAGCTCATAAAATGGACATAAATTGGTGGGACGAATGGGATATTGGTGATGGAACAATTGGGAATCGCTACGGATACACAGTTAAAAAATATGATTTAATGAATAAATTGTTAAATGGTCTTATCGAAGACCCTTTTTCAAGAAGACACATTATAAACCTATATCAATATGAAGATTTGAATAGTTCAAAGGGTTTACATCCATGTGCATATGAAACTATTTTTACAGTTAGGAAAAATCATAGGAATAAATTAGTGTTAGATATGACATTAATGCAAAGGTCGAGTGACTACCTCGTTGCAAAAACGATTAATTCGGTTCAATACGTAGCTTTGCAAATGATGATTGCACAACATTGTGAATATGGATTGGGAAAATTTAATCATTTCATTCAAAATGTTCACATTTATGATAGACATATGGATGCTTTAAAAGAACTTTTAGAAAAAGAACCTATAAATGTTCAACCAAAGTTAGGTTTATGGTATGAAAAAAATTTTTACAATTATACAATAAACGATTTTGAAATTTACGGAACGGAAAATATTACAAAAATTAAATCACCTTTAGAATTAGCAATATGAAATTAAATAATGACTTATTATCAAGACATACTTTTTTAAAGTTAAATGCGAAGAAAGGATATTCAACCACCCAATGTTCAGAAGCAATGCAATTAATGGAAGTTTGGTCTAATTTATTGGTTGTAAAATGTAAAGATGGTTGTTTAGAACTTCCACAAGACCATTTTGAAATAATTAAGCCGAAAGATTATTCAAAATTTAAAACATTTCATATTGCACCATATTTTGAAAATAATTTCTACGATTATAAAATAAATAATTAATAAAATTTAAAATTAAATAAAATGAGAGCAAAAATTAGAGCCGAAAGAGTATTAGAAACGCTACATGCAACTGTAAAAAATTTAACTGTAACATTAGGGAGAACAACTGCCTACCCAATGGTTGAAAAAAATTTAGAGAAAATCGAAGAATTGATTGAACAACTTCAAGAAATAGTAGATGTTGAAAATGGTAATATGGACAACAATTATTAAAATTAAACAAAAAATAAATAAATAATATGAAAATTACATTAGAAGACTTAGAAAAACAAATTGAAATATTTTTTAATAATTTAGAAAAGGTTGAAACATTCGATGTTGAAAAATCTTTATTATTAAAATATTTTTCAGAAAATGAAAAAACGTTATTTACTTCACCGTATGCACAAAATGTAGATATTTCAAAATATGCTTTTGATGGTGGATATGTTTGCTATGTAAACAATTTTGTAAAGGCTTGTAAATATTTGTATAGACTATGGAATACATTTCAACCATTAGATTTTACAGAAGACGAGTTACTTTTTACAGCATATTGTTGCGATTTGGGAAAACTTTCTGTTGATAATCTTCCACTATTCGTTAAAAATGATATTGATTGGGAAATTAAAAAAGGGTTTGTTTACAAATTAAATCCAACAGTAGATTTTATGAAATATTCTGAACGTTCTTTGTACATTTTACAAAGTATGGGGATGCAAATTGATAATAAATTTTACTTAGGAATTAAACTACAAAATGGTTTATATGACGATAATAATTCTGAATATTTGAAAACGTTTAATCAAGGTAATTCTTTAAAAACAAAACTTCCTTTGTTAATTCACCAAGCACAAGTCATTGTAAATAATTCATAAAATAAAAATAAATTACGGATTACGGCTTGTCGAAGGGTAGGGAATAGAATTACTAATGTTTAAATTTAATACAAATGCAAAATAGAAATATAAATGTTGAGAGTAGTACATTAACCCTACCTTTTGATAAACCGATGTTAGGCGATGTTTCTTCTCCACATAAAGCCTATCAAATTGATTTAGATAGGTTAGATGAAGGGTATTTGTCAGATATAATTATGTGCTATGCCAATAATGTAAACGATGCAAAAAAGAAACTATTGCAAGAAATAAAATATGATAATTGGAAGCTAAAATATACTGATGATGAATTAACATACTTAAATATTCCTGTTATTCGTAGAAAGTCAGATGACAAAATTTTATTTGAAGGTAAAGCAGTAACAGAAATCGAAAAGAATAGGATTTTATATAAACGTGAAAGGGATTCATTATTAGAAAATATACTGAATGATGTAAATATTAAATATTGCTACATCAAAAAGGGTTCATATTATAGACCTAATAATTGTGGTTATACAGATTTTAAATGTCGTGCAGGAGTTTACACAAAACAAGAAGCTGTGCAAAGTGCTAAAAGTTGTAATCAATTAACTATAATCCCAATTGATATTTTAGAACATAATAAAATGATAAATAATGAAATTTTAGAGTTGTCAAGTCGGTTGCTCTGAAATATTGCCTAACTTTTTTATATGCCAAATATATTTATAAAAAAGTAATTTATTTTTATTTATAATCATGGAAAAGTTAGTTAGCATTATTGCAAAACCTGTATCAAAACATATTGAACAGGAAGCAAATAATTATATGTTTTTTAGCAATTTGAAGCAGATGAAAACACAATGTGAAATGTTGTTAAAATTAAATCAAAATACAATTAACCAAGTTCTTAACAATGGGCATGATTGGGCAGATGACCATATAACAGTAGCCAAAGAAAATATAGACCAAGTTTTTGATTTTATGGTCAAGCCAATCTTAGCAAAAGTAAAATCCGATTTGTTGAGTGAGCAATATCAAATAAACGAGAGTAAGAATTGTCCAAATAATCCTAAATTATGGGCGAGTTCTTTGGCTTGGGCAAAAACGAAGTATGATGTATGCCCAAGTGCATATTGCAATGGTGCAGCAGCTAAGAGATATAAGTCGAAAGGTGGTACATGGAAAAAAATAAAATAAGTATTTTGTACATTTTTATATAATATGTTTATCCATATATTTATAAATAAATAAACATAATTATATGAAAAAATGTACAAAATGTAATTTAATAAAAGATGAAATAGATTTTTATAGACCAAAAAGGTCTTCTTACTGTAAAAAATGTCATCTTTTAATTAATAATGCACATAAAAGAGAAAAACGAAAAAATGTTGATTTTAGAAAAATTGAAGTTTTAAAAAACAAAGAAAGAAGAGTCAGATTGTGGCAAAACGCACTTTTACATGATTGTAAGGCAAGAAAATTAGAATTTAATATTGATATTGATTATATAAATTACTTATATGAAAATCAAAAAGGTAAATGTTATTGGTTTGGAGTTGATTTAATACCATCATATCATAAAAAACACCCACAGCAACCTTCTTTAGATAGAATTGACAATAAAAAAGGATATATTAAAGGTAACATTGCTTTATGTTGCTATTCTGCAAATATGGGTAGAAATGATACAGATGTAAATATATGGATAGATTTTTTAAAAAATGTAAATATTAATTCATATGAAAGTACGTGTAAGTAAAGAAGATTTGCAATACATCAAAGAAGATTTGCAATACATCAAAGAATCTATTGAAAAAGGTGATGTATTAACGGAAGACCTTAGAAGATGGTTTAAAGAAAAATGGGTGGATGTAAGTCGTAAGGTAAAAGGTAAACATCCACCATGTGGTAGAAAATCTGCAAGTGGTAAAGCATATCCAAAATGCAGACCTTCGAAAAAAGTGTCAAAAGAGACACCTAAAACAGCAAGTTCTTATAATAAAAAAGAAAAAAAGGCAATGACTTCTCAAAAGAGGAGAGCCGAGAAAAAGAATCCGAAGACAGGTAATGGTAATAAACCAACGATGACAAAATTTGATGAAGGGTTGGAAAAAGATAGTGTATCACATCCAACGTTGGTCAATAAAAACGTAAAAATATCGGAAGCGTTAAATCACCACATATTAGCAAAAAAACCGTTAACAGAAAGTGCTTATAAATCGGGTTCGGATGAATTACTTGAATTATTGGAAGACTGTAAAATATTATATCTAAATGGTGAATTAGATTTATCCGATGAAGATGTAACTTTTATTTACGAAAATGAATTTGGAAAAGTTGAACAAACTAATTATGTAGCAACCAATGTATTGAATGAAGCCGAATATCAAGGAAGGAAAGTTACCTTAAACAAACCAATGCAAGGCGATGTTAAAAAATTTAAAGTCTATGTGAAAAATGATAAAGGTAAAGTTGTAAAGGTAAACTTTGGATTCGGTGGTAAGTCAGCAAAAGGTAAAGTTATGCGAATTAAAAAGGACAATCCTGCAAGAAGAAAATCTTTTAGAGCAAGACATAACTGTGAAAATCCAGGACCAAAAGACTCGTCCCGATATTGGGCATGTCGAGCGTGGTAATTATAAAACAATTAAACTTTAACAAAATGACAATTAAGAATTATTTAAAAAACTTAAAAACAGAATCGGATGTAAAAGGTCTTTGGTATCATGATGACTTTTCAAAAGATTTAGACATTCTTTCTCAATTTGAAGAATTTAAAAATATTCAAATTGAATTCATAAAAGATATTCGAAAAGAACCTATTAATTCAACAATAATTTTAAAAAATTTAACATGGGAACTTTTTAAACCAAAGATTCGTTTATATTCTATATGGTTGTATGACAATAATGTTCATTATCATATTTCAAAAGATAGTTTAAAAAAATAATAAAAATAAATATGACTTCATTAGAAATTCTTTTAATAATAGCTTCAACATGTTTGATGATAGTAGTTTGGAATTTAATGCGAAAAACCGAATTATTGGAAGAAGAATTGTTAAATAACGATGTATTCTTAACAAATGTTCAAACTCTTGTAACAGAATCTTTTGAGAAGATTGGACAAGTTGATTCAAATTATTCACTTGAAAATGATGAAGTCATAGGATTCGTTTATAAATTTCATAAAGAAATCATAGGTATTCTAAATGAATATTTTAAATAAAAAAAATAAAATTTTAACAAATTCAAATAAAGGTTTTTAGAATTATTTTTCTAAAGACCTTTTTATGTTTAATAAAGACTTTGATAATTAAAAAAAATTAATTTATTATGTCTTTATCTATTAAGGAAGTTAAGAAAGGAAAAAAAAGAAATTATTATTTTACAAGAGAAGTGCAAGATGATATTGTTGCTTACAATTCAACCGATGATATTATCATTCGAAATAAATTGTATAATAGGTCTATTCATCAAGCCTTTCATAGACTTTGTGAAGCGGTATTAAAGACTTTTAAGTTCACATATACTGATGGTGTTGAATTGAATGATTTAATATGGGAAGCAGAAATTCATTTATTTAATAATTTACATCTATTTGACCCAACTCGTGGAACAGCATATAGTTATTACAGCAATGCGATTAAGAATTTTGGAATAATTTTTAATACAAAGAATTATAAAAAATTAAAAGAAACTGTTCAACCTGTCGATGTTGATTTTGAAGGATTGGAAAAGCAAAAGTACGATGATAATGAATATGATAGACGTGAACAACAAATGGATTATTTCACAGATGCTTTTTGTGATTATTTGGATAGTAATATGGAAGAATTGTTTTTAACAAGACATGATAAACAAGTTGCCGAAGCCTTCATACAAATTCTTAGAAACAGGGATAATTTAGAAATTTTTGATAAAAAATCATTTGTAATTTACATAAAGGACATGACAAACGTTTCAGAAAGTAAAATTTTAGAAAACTTTAAAATTATAAAATCTAAATATTTAGAATTAAATAATCAATTCGAAGAACTTGGATTTATCACTTCCTAATTATTTATAAGAAATGGCTAAGAAAAATTTTCTCAATGAAAAGATATTTGGAGATAAAACTATTTCCGACCTTTATCAAGAAGCTCACAATGACATCAATGATACTAAGGAACAACTACAAGCAACTCTTGAAGAAGCAATTCCTCAAATAAAAGACAAGCAAGATGTTTTAATGTTACTTCCATTGATTAATAATTTATTTGCTAATTCCGTTAAAAACTCTGCTAATTTAATAAAAATTGCTGAAATTTTAACTAAGACTTTTTCACAAAAAGAAAACGAAGATAGTGACGTTGGTAAAAAATCAAATGTTGATGATACAGATGAACTTTGGAAAGAAATGGATGCAATTTTAAAAGCTAAAAAAGAATCTAATAAATTATTGCTTAATTAATAATGATTGATAATTTTATAGGTGAAAAACCTAAAGGTCTAGAAGATAACTTCAATGAATTTACATTTACAACAGCAAAAGTTGTAGATGTTATTTTAAATAGTAGCCACCCTGATTATAAAAAAATAGGTGGTAATGCTGGTTTGGGGGCTGTTAAATATGAAATTTTAAAAAATTCACCTACATCAAACAAAAATACTTTAACATATGCTCTTCCATTAATTTCTTTTATAAAATCGTATCCGTTAATCGGAGAAACTGTTTTGGTCTTTAATGGAATTCCAACAGTAAATTCGGGAAATAGAAATATTACTACTTTCGCATATTATTTATGCGATATAAATTTATTTAATACACCTCATATAAATTATTTAGGAAAACCTTTTAAAGAAAATAAATATTTTAAAGAAAAAAATGAATTTCATCCTTTATTTGCATTAGAAGGTGATAGGATTTTAGAAGGTAGGAACAATCAAACATTACGATTTACAACAGATAAAGAAGGATTTCCAAAAGCTATTTTAAGGGTAACAAATAGAATTCCTAAACAGAGTGATAAAAATAGTTTTATTGATGAAGATGTTAATATTGATGAAACTATAATGATGTTTTCAACAAAAGGTAAAGTTCCAATTCAAGTTGCATATGGTAATTTATCTTCGTATAACATCAATATTTCAACACCTGTAAGCAGTATTATTTCAACAGATGTTACAAATAAACCACCTACAACAATTGCAAATTCAGATGTTGATAAAGCTATATTAACACCATTAATCGAAGTGAAGACTGTTGAAAAAGAAAAAGAATTATTTCAAAAAACTTTGGAAAAATCTGTTGAAAAATTACAACCGCTTCTATCAATTGATGCACAAGATGATTTTAATGTTCCAACATACACATTTGAAGAAAGTGATAAATTTGGATTGGAAATTATTAATATAGCAAATTATAAAGATTTTGACCAATTATTATATGAAAGACAATTACAAAGTGGTATTGAACAAATTGTTGAGATAGATAAAGAAACAACTACAAAATCTACAAATTCTACAATTATTTCTTTTGGTAAAATTCCAACTGTTAAACAGGGTCAATTTGAAGCACATCTTGGTTCTATTACAACTCCAAATATTCCAATCCATGTTAAAGCATTAATGGAAGTGATAGCATATTGTGAAGGAACTATGGGTCGTAGTAAAAATGGGTATGATGTATTACAACAAGTACCAAGAACTAATGAAGTAGCTCTTGTGGCAGATTGGACTGAAAATTATCAAGGCACTCATCCAAGTAATGGTACAGTGTGGTTTAAAATGCCTAATAAGGACAAAGCGGAACTTGTAAAATTACTATCATCGGCATCGGGAAGGTATCAATTCGTTAAAGAGACTTGGAATAGAGTTTCCCCAAAAGGTAATATATTTACTAAAGATAATCAAAATATAGCAACAAACACTTTGATTAAAGAATATTTGGGTGACGATTATTATACATTTGATTACTTGATAAGAAGTGATGAAAAAGGTTATTATAGAGCATTGCAACAAATATCAAAACAGTGGGATAGTTTTCCTTACGGAGATGATGTGTATTCATATAACACAAAGTATAACCCAAAAGTAATTAAAAAACAAAAATGTAGAAACACACAACCTTTAATAAAACAACTTTATATAAGAGCATATGCTTTTTATGCAAGTAGAGTAAATTAAAATGGATAAATACGTACCAAAAATACCATCTGAATATTCCGAACCGCAAATTATTTTAAATTCGGACAGAATATTATTTAATGCAAAAAAAGATTCGATATTTTTATTTGCAAATAAATCAATTGGACTTGCTTCAAGGGGTACTATAAATTTTGACATAGAAAATTATTTAATAGTAAATTCTAAGAAAAATTATTTGGGGTTGCGTTCACCCGATGAAACAGAACCCGCAGTGTTGGGTGGACAATTAAGAGATTTCTTAGATGACTTGATGGATTTATTAGAAGATGCTTCACAAGATTTTAAACAAGCCGAAGCATCATGTGAGGGTGGTAAAATTATAATGGTGAATATGGCGGGTAGAAACATTGAAGAACGTGTAAAAGAATTGAAAAAAATGATTCCACCACTATTTTCAAAAATAACTTATTTAGAATAATGGATGTACTTATAATTTTGTTAAACAATGCTATGTCACTTTTTATGGTGCAGATGGAACTGTTTTTAGTTATTGCAGAACTCACTATAAAAAAAGCTAAAAAGAATTTAGACAAAAATTTTAATTATGAGCAATATAAAATTTTAAAATCTAAAATTGAAAAGATTTTGAAATTATTAAATATAATTGAAAAACAACTAACACTAATTAGAAAAATTTTAACCGCAATTGAAGCTATTATTCAAATATTAAAAGTTATAATTAGTGCATTAACTCTCATACCAATTTTACCAACTAAAGTACACGATGTTTTAATTAAGACGAATATATATTTAAGTAGTGTTTTTAAAATAGTGAGAGTTTTAAATAATTTAATAAAATTTATTTTAAGAAAAATTGATAGAATAAAAGCATTATTAAACGATTTTTTATTTTCGTTTAATGATAAATTGAAACAAATTATTGAATTATTTAACACAGTTAACACAAATAAAAATATTGATGGATATAATGGACTTGTTATAAATAATCCTGCAACAAACACAAGTGCTAATACAGGAACATTAGTTTTTAACACTAATATTAACACTAATATTTTTAAAGATAATGGTTTTAATTTCACTTATAAACAAGTGGAATTAATCGTATTAGACTTAAATGATTATTCAAAAACCATTGACGATTTAATAAAAACTACCCAAGAATATAAGGGATATACATTTAAGATTTATGAATTGGATAGTACAATTCCAAATATTAAAAATAGATATGTTGTTGCATTAGATGATAAAGGCGTTGAAAAATTTAGGTCAGAAACATCATTTACACTTAGACCAACTGTTTTGATTGAATCGTTGAAGTTTAAAATTGATAATGATTTGATAGCAAACTATATAATATGAAGTATTTATGGATATAAGTGAATTAGAAAAATTACAACTAAAACAATTACAAAAAAATATTCCAAGTTATAAAGAATTTAATAAAAAGATTGAATTAAATTTATTAAAAAATTGGGATGATATTAATAACGCTTTTGAATATGTTAGACCTTACTCAAAAGACTATTATCAAATACGAGAATTTTTAAAAAACCAATTATTTCAAGTATTTACACAATATTATCATTTTTCAAAAAGTAGAAAAAGAAAATTACAAAATTATATAAATTACAAAAACTATTTACAAAATGAAATTGAGCCAATTGAAGAAGATATTGAAGGAATCAGCGAAGGAAGCTATGATGGAAGTATTGAATGAAGTTCTTCCCCAACAACAAGCACAAGTTAAACAAAGGGTTAATGAGAATTTTCATGTTAGTACACAAAATATTAATCCTCAAATATCAAATATAAAGGAGCAAATGCAACAAATGTTTATGCCACAGCAACAGACAACATATAAAGCACCTGTGCAGCAATCAAATCAACCCGTTGTAGTTCCAAATGCACTTCCAACAACAGCTTTGGGTGGTATTTTTGGAGCAGTTGCTAATAGAATGGATGTACAAGATTTAAAAGCACTTAATTCATAAAATTTCAATAAATGCGTAGAGCGGTAAAATATCAACCAATTGATTTAGATTCAAATAAAAGAGTGGGAATATCAATCCCATTTAATGGAAAATCTGTTTTTAATTCAACTTTTACAACTGCTCAACAATTAAAATCAAATTTGATAAATCTTTTATTAACAGATAAGGGGGAGAGATTTTTTGATAGTGAATTTGGTGTTGGGTTAAGAAGTTTATTGTTTGAAACTGTTACAGATTTTGAATTTATCAAATCTAATATTATAAAAGAGATTGAAAAATATATTCCACAATTAATTATTCAAGATTTTGTTATAACAGATTTGGGTAATAATCAAATCAATATTTATCTAAAATATAGTTCTGAAACTAACTTGGTTAGTGATGAAATTAATCTTGAATTTAATTAATGTCCGACAATAAATTAACATATTTAAACAAAGAGTTTATTGATTATAAAAAGTCTTTACAAGACTTTTTGAAAGTCTATTATCCAAACACTTTTAACGATTTTACTGAAAGTGACCCTGCAATGATGTTCATTGACATAGCATCTGTTGTTGGAGATGTACTTTCATTTTATCAAGATAAACAATTTAATGAGAATTTTTTGTTATATGCAAAAGAAAAGGAAAATTTGTTTGGACTTGCTTATCAAATGGGTTATAGACCCCAAGTAACAAGTCCATCATTTGTTGAATTTTCTGTTAGACAATTAATTCCTTCTACAATAATTTCATCAAGTGCTTTTCCAAATTTTGATTACGCTTGTACAATTAATGCAGAAGCATCTGTATCAAGTTTATCAACAGGTATTGACTTTTTAATTCAAGACCCAATTGATTTTAGTTTTTCTTCAAGTTTTGACCCAACTGATATTCAAGTATATTCAACAAATAATATAACAGGACTTCCCGAATACTATTTGTTGACAAAAAAAGCCAAAGCGTTATCGGCAACCCTAAAAACAGAAACTATTTCAATAGGAGATGTTCAAAAGTTTTTTACAACAAATCTCACAGATACAAATATAATTGGAATCTTAGACGTTTATGATAGTGATGGTAATAGATGGTATGAAGTAGATTATTTAGCACAGGATACTATTTTTGATGCTGTGCAAAATATTTACAAAAATGACCCAATTCTATCACAATACAGTTCAGATAGTCCATATTTAATTAAATTAAAAAAAGTCCCAAGAAGATTTGTTTCAAGATTTAAGTCAACAAATTTATTAGAATTAGAATTTGGAGCGGGTGTATTTTCAGTTCCCGATGAAGAATTAGTTCCAAATCCAAATAATGTTGGGATAAGTGGTGGAATTTCAAAATTGGGAACAAATTTAGACCCATCTTCACCAATGTTTAGTGGTGCTTATGGAATTGCCCCAAGAAATATAACATTGACAGTTAGATATTTAGTTGGTGGTGGTCTTTCATCAAATCTTCCTGCCCAAGATATTGCAAATATTCAAAATGTTACAGTAAATCTTTCATCAACCTTAAATGTAAATATTTCAAACACTGTT